TAAGACTGCTGGCAAACCTAAGTCTGGTGAGTCTGATAAGATGAAAAAGAAACGTGCTAGTTTTAAGGCTAGGCATCGGAGAAACATTGCCAAGGGCAAGATGTCTGCGGCATACTGGGCAAATAAGGTGAAGTGGTAATGAAACAACCTAAACTTGGAAGTGGTGAACGATTCAAACGGCTGACCGCTAAGCTAAAGAAGCAGGGCGTGGAAAACCCTGAGGCTCTTGCGGCTAGCATAGGTCGTAAAAAATATGGTGCGCGAAAAATGCGCCAACTAGCAACGGCTGGGCGCAAGCGTGGCTAAGAAGCAGACCGCAGGGATGTACACTCCGTTGCCTAAGACTAAGCGGCGGAATAAACCAAAGGGCTTGAATACTCGTAAGAAGCTTGGCCCGAAAAGCAACATGAGGACTAATTATGGCAGATAAATATTATTTTGTTGATGGTACACCTTACAGTGGACCTACTTGCAAGCTTCCCGATGGACGCATCGTATCGGGCGCGACCTATACAACAGAGAGCCGCCGTGTGCATCTCCGTGACGATCTACCAGAACAATCTACCCTGAACGCCGTTCCCTCTGCTGGCAGGGCTGGTACTCGCCGTAAGAAGGTAAAAGACGATGGCGGTGAATGAGGCTGGCAACTACACCAAGCCGACAATGCGTCGGCGTTTATTTCAGCAAATAAAGTCTGGAACTAAAGGCGGCAAGGCTGGTCAGTGGTCTGCTCGCAAGGCTCAAATGCTAGCGCGTGAATACAAGAAACGTGGTGGCGGTTACACGGATTGAGGAAACAATGGCTCTCAAGGACTCGCAGAAAAGCCTACGCAGATGGACGGCTCAGAAGTGGCGCACCAAAAGTGGTAAGCCTTCAACACAAGGGGCAGACGCTACAGGCGAGCGTTATCTACCTGAAAAAGCAATTAAAGCTTTATCTAGTGACGAGTACAGCAGAACAAGCAAAGCAAAGCGAAGAGCACTAGCCAAGGGTAAGCAGTTTTCTAAGCAACCCAAAAGTATAGCAAACAAGGTGAGGAAGTATCGAGCATGAGTTTTCTACATACAATTAATGAAGAAGAACGTCGCGTTCTTAGAAAGATTGTAAAGAAGGTTCACTTCAAACATTACCCTAAAGAATTTTGCACAGACTATGAAGCTGACAAGATGATTGCATCTATTGGCCCAGAGGTTGTTGCAAACCTCCTGAAGATCGGGAAGGACTTTAAGGTTGACGACATTTAAGTACAAAGCAGATGGTGATGTCCTCAAGGCTTTCATGAGGGACGACACCTTCTTCCGTGGTATTCGCGGCCCCGTTGGTTCTGGTAAGTCTGTTGCTTGCTGTGTGGAAGTATTCCGCAGAGCGCTTGCACAGAAGAAGAACGATGAAGGTATCCGCAAATCACGCTGGGCTATCATCCGTAACACTAACCCACAGCTTAGAACTACGACAATCAAGACTTGGCTTGACTGGTTTCCCGAAGAAGACTGGGGCAAGTTTCAATGGTCAGTGCCGTATACGCACCACCTAAAGCGTGGTGACTTAGACCTTGAGGTTATCTTCCTAGCCCTTGATAGACCAGAGGATGTTAAAAAACTTCTCTCTCTCGAACTTACGGGCATCTGGATAAATGAGGCTAGAGAGTTACCCAAATCTATCATCGATGCCTGTACCATGCGTGTCGGGCGTTACCCCTCTATGCGTGAGGGCGGCCCTAGTTGGACTGGGGTGATTGCCGATACCAACGCTCCTGAAGAAGATCACTGGTGGCCTATTATGTCTGGTGAGGTTCCAGTGCCAGACCATATTCCTGCTGAAGAAGCCAAGATGCTTGTCAAGCCAGATAACTGGATGTTCTTTACGCAACCAGCAGGGATGCTTGAAAAGAAAGATAAGGATGGGAACATAGATGATTATGCCCCCAACCCAAAGGCAGAAAACCAAACCAATATGCTTGAAAGTTATTACCCCAACTTAATCAGGGGTAAAACTAAAAGCTGGATCGATGTGTATGTAATGAACCGACTGGGCATTATCCAAGATGGCAAGCCAGTCTATAATATGTTTGTTGCTGATACTCATGTGGCAAAAGAAGAAATACCTATTGCTGATGGCATGCCTGTCTATATTGGACTGGACTTTGGTCTTACTCCTGCCGCAGTCTTTGGTCAAAAGGTTCGAGGACGCTGGCTAGTCTTGCAGGAGATTGTGGCGTTTGACATGGGGATTGTGCGCTTTGCTGAGTTGTTGCGACAAGAGATTGCTGTTAGATACGCCAACTGTGAAGTAAATATATTTGGCGACCCTTCAGGTGATTTCCGTGCTCAAACTGATGAGAGTACTCCTTTCCAAGTACTGCGAGGTGCTGGCTTGCGAGCAAGGCCAGCCCCAAGTAACGATGTTTCGTTAAGGATTGAATCTGTCTCTAACCCTCTGCAAAGGATGGTTGAAGGCAAGTCTGGTGTCTTAATTGACCCAAGATGCCGTGAACTAATCAAGGGGTTTGAAGGTGGTTATCAGTATAAACGTATGCAAGTTTCTGGTGAGCGTTACGACGATAAGCCAGACAAAAACCGCTTTTCTCATATTCACGATGCAATGCAGTATATGATGCTGGGTGCTGGCGAAGGCAGACAAGTGCTAAACAATCAGCATGCCTCACAGCCATTCCAAATGAAGAGAGAATTTGATGTCTTCACAAGAAAGGCAAAAAAGGTTAAAACAAGTCTATGGTCTAGGTTAGGATAAAACGATGGCTAAAAATAAAAGAGATTTTTATGGACAGAATACACAATATTTTAAAGAACAGAATGCAAAATTCTTAGACCCAAATACTTCTTATTCTGATTACGATTATGAAGGTGCGAAAAAACTTATACAAAACCAAATAGAGTCTTTCAATAAATCTGCTAGATTATTTCAGAAAGCTGGACGATATAATGACCTATTCACACAAGGTTTGGCTTTGGATATGATGGACGTTGCTGAAGCTAATATAAACAATATTAAAACTGTTTACGATCAAAAGTTAAAAGAAAAAGATGAGGGACAAAAACTAGAAGCTCAAAAACTTGCCGCACAAGAACAGGCTTTAAAACAACAAGAAGCGGCTAGAGCAAAAGCAGCGGCAGAAAAACAAAAACAAATTTCTTTGCTTGGGCAAAAAGATTTAACTGGAGTTGCTAAAGAATACGGAACAACCGATCTTACTGCGGCGGCAGAAATTAAACGGCAACGTGAAGAAAATGCTCGCAAGCAAGAACAGTCTGAAAAAATTGACGCGTCATCATTGCGTATTGCTCGTGGACAACGTGGACGCAGAGGTACAGCAACGGGTACTCAAGGTGGGCGTGGATTCTTTGAAAGATACTTTCAGTAGGACAAGACAATGGCATTACGCGAAGACTTACAAGCTTTAAAGATTGCTGATACACCAGCAGATAAATACGACTTTGCAAAAGCTGAACAGTTTATAATGCAAGCTGATGCTGAACTTAATCGGTTAACTGGGGTTGTTGGTGCAGGAAAAGTAGCCTATCAAATTAAAGGTGATCGTGATGAAATCTTTGCTGTTTATAATCAAAAGAAATCAGAGCGTGAACAACAATTAGCTGAGCAACAAAAAGCAATGCAGGCTGAAGAAGCTAGGCTCAAGGCTCAAGAACAGGCTCGTATTGCTCAACAAAAGAAAGATGCAGAATCTCTTTCTCTTCTTGGGCAAAAAGATTTAAGTGGGGTTGCCAAAACTTACGGCACAGCAAACCTTGATGCGGCTCTTGAAATTAAACGGCAAAGAGAGGATAATGCTCGTAAGCAAGCGCAGTCTGAAAAGATTGATGCTATGTCATTGCGCATTGCGCGTGGGCAACGTGGACGTAAAGGTGTAGCGACTGGTACTGGAGGTGGTCGTGGGTTTTTTGAAAGATACTTTCAGTAGGAGTTAGTTATGGAATGGGAAACTTTTGGCGCAAGAATACTGCCAAGCTTGCTTTACACTGGTGCATCTCTTTATGAATCTCGACGCCAACGCAAAGAACAAAAGCGTGCTAACTTAGCGTATGAACAACAGCTCCAACAACAAATGCAACTCATGGAAGGCCAGCGCTTTACCATGGAACAAATGCGCCAAGATTTAAATCGGCGCGAATTAGAAGCTAAGAAGAAAGAAGCAGAAGCACAAGCGCAGATTGATGCAGAGCTAGCAAAGGAACAAGCCGCTAAAGCTGAAGCCAAGACAGAGGCAACAGATCAAGAAGTTAAGCGTCTTACACGCCGCCGTTCCAAGCGTTCAGTAACAACAGGCCCTAGCGGTGGGATGGGCTTCTTTGATGAGTACTTTGCCTAATGGATAAGAATCTAGCTAAAAAGTATGTAGAGAAATACAACAAGGCGAAAGCTGAGCGAGCCAACTTCGAGGACTTGTTCCAAGAGTGTTATGACTATGCTTTGCCACAACGCGAGGGTTTCCATTTCCAAGCGGCAGGGCAACGTAGAGATGATAAGATATTTGATGAAACGGCTGTGGTTGGTGTGCAGGAATTTGCCTCACGTTTACAATCAGGGCTTGTTCCTAATTTTGCACGTTGGGCTGATCTTGTGGCTGGAAGTGAAGTTCCTCCAGAAGAGGTTGACCAAATCAATAACCGACTTGACGAAGTAACTGAGTATATCTTTGAGGTTATTCAAAACTCAAACTTCGGTCAGGAAATCCATGAATGTTTTATGGACTTAGCTGTAGGCACTGCTTGCTTGATGGTTGATGAAGGTGATGCTGTGTCACCTATTCGCTTTACCGCTATCCCACTGCCACATATTGTGCTTGAGTCTGGACCTAATGATCGCATCGATCATGTTTATCGTGAGCGTGAAATCCGTTATCAAGACCTACCTTATGTCTATAAGAAAGGGAAGTTTAGCCCACAGCTAATGAAGCGGATGGAGCAAACTCCAGATAGCAAGACAAAGATTCTTGAAGTTGTCTGCCGCCTTTACGACAAAGTAAACGAAGAGCGGTATGGCTATTATGTTATCGACCTTCAGACACAAGAAATGATTATGGCTGATATCTTCAATGGTATTGGCTCTAACCCATTTGTTGCGTTCCGTTGGTCTAAAGCGGCTGGGGAAACCTATGGGCGTGGGCCGCTTGTTAATGCACTGAGCGCGATCAAGACAACTAACCTAACAGTAGAGTTGATTCTTGAAAATGCTCAGATGGCTATCTCTGGCATTTACCAGATGGATGATGACGGAGTTATCAATGTCGATACAATTAACCTTGTTCCAGGCACTGTCATTCCTAAAACCCCTGGGACTGCTGGCCTTCAGCCTATTAGCCCTGCTGGTAGTTTTGATGTGGCAGGCTTGGTTCTTAATGACATGCGCCTTAATATTAAGCGTGCGCTTTATAATGACATGCTTGGCGACCCTAACAAAACCCCTGCTACAGCAACAGAGGTAGCTGAGCGCATGGCTGATTTGTCACGGCGTATTGGCTCAGCCTTTGGTCGTCTGATGTCAGAGATGGTTCAGCCTATTCTTCAGCGTGTGGTTTACATTCTGAAGAAGCAAGGTCGTATTGATCTTCCGACTGTAAATGGTCGTGAGGTAAAAGTGCGTAGTGTATCGCCGCTTGCACAAGCACAAGCTAATCAGGACATTACTGTAGTTGATCGCTTCCTTGAATTGGTTGCGGTACGCTTCGGGCCAGAGATGGTAAACATGCTGATTAACTCGGAGGAAGCGGCTGTGTATCTCGGACGTAAGTTTGGCGTACCAGATACCTTAATTAGGGACGAGGAGGAACGTCGTCAGATGCAACAGATGATGCAGATGATGGCACAGCAACAGCAACCTCCCGTAATGGGATAAATGTCAAAAGTAAGCATTGATGGTTTTGTCCGTGGTCAAGCAACGGATATAAAGATTTCACAAAATGTAGCCGCATTATTCTCTAGTGATTTAGGGAAAGACGTTCTGCGTTATTTACGTTCTATAACTATAGAGGCGGTAAGTGGCGCGAACATTGGGGACGCTGAACTACGCCACCTTGAAGGACAGCGTTACCTCGTAGGTCTCATTGAGAGACGAATTAAACATGCAGAAAAGGTAAAAGGAAATGAGTGAAGCAACAGATAATGTAGAGGCAACAGCCGAAGCACCTGAAGCCACCTCTGAAACTCAGACATTGCTTTCAGGTCAGGATGGTTCAGCAGAGGCAGTAGCCTCAGATCGGCCTGAGTGGTTGCCAGAGAAGTTTAAGACAGCAGAGGATTTGGTGTCTTCATACTCTCAGCTGGAAAGCAAACTGGGTAAAAGTCAGGAGGAACTACGCGAGTCTTTGATTAGCGAGTTGGAACAACAGGCTATGGCAGGAGTGCCAGAGTCTTCTGGTGGGTATGAACTTCCAGAGGATGTGCCTGCTAGTATGAGTGATGATGCTCTACTGCGGTATGCTGAGTTTGCACATAAAAATGGGTTTACACAGGAAGAATTTGTCGAAGGTCTTAATGATATTAGCGCATTAATTCCTATGCCAAACCTAGATGCAGAGCGTGAAAAGCTTGGTGAGAACGCTAATGCACGGATTGAAGCCGTTGCATTGTGGGCAAAAAACCAGTTTCCAGAAGAGTTTCAGGGTGAAATCCTGCGGCTTGGACAGTCGGCAGATGGTGTTCGTCTGCTAGAAAGCATCATGCAAAACATGTCAGATAGCCCAGTGAGCAACGATACTACGGCTCCTGCTCGACTGAGCGAGGCTGATCTGCGGTCCATGATGAGTGACCCAAGGTACTGGAACAGCAACCAACGTGACCCTGCTTTCATTAAGCAAGTTGACGAAGGGTTCGCAAAGCTATACAAATAACATACCCGTTCATCCTCCCACGGGTAGAGAGGCTTGTGCTTCCCTCGCGCAAGCCTCTTTTTTTATTGCAAAGTTATCCAATTTAAGGCATTTATATAAATGTGAAAGGCCCTTGTAAAAGCTGATGGCCCGAAAGGATAACCAGTTGACGCTGAAGAGGACAACCAATCCGATAATTATGTTTAACTTCTTTTTATAAGGACTATTAAAAATGGCTAATACTATCGATCAAGCCTTCATTAAGCAGTTCGAATCCGAAGTTCACATGGCTTATCAGCGTATGGGGTCTAAACTCCGCAATACAGTTCGCACGGTAGGCAATGTAACTGGTAGCACTGTTCGCTTCCAAAAAATCGGTGCTGGTTCTGCTAACACGAAAACTCGTAACGGCGACGTTACTGCCATGGAATTGGCACACACTTACGTTGAAGCAACGATGGCTGACTTCTACGCACCAGAATATATTGACCGTCTCGACGAATTGAAAATCAATATCGACGAGCGTCAAGCTGTTGCTAAATCTGCCGCCGCCGCTTTGGGTCGTAAGACAGACGAAATCCTTGTCACGGCAATGGATTCGGGTGCTAACGCTACGCAGATCAATGACGTTTCAAGCGCCGTTGGTAAAGCTGATCTTCTGCTTCTGTTCGAAACCTTTGGTGCGGCAGACATCCCAGAAGACGGACAGCGTTATATCGCTATGCACCCTGCTGGTTTTGCTGATCTGTTCAACATTAATGAGTTTGCAAGCTCTGATTATGTTGGCGACCAGAACCTGCCGTTTGCTGGTGGCATGACCATGAAGCAATTCCTTGGCTTCAACATTTTCTCAACCTCAGCCGTAACTGCTGGTAAGAACCTTGCTTACCACAGCTCGTCTGTTGGTCTGGGCATTAACTCGGACGTAACGACTGAAGTCAACTACGTTCCGCAGAAAGTGTCTCACTTGGTAACGTCATACCTCTCGATGGGCGCAACTGTTATCGATGATAACGGTGTCTACGAGTTGCTTGACAACAATACCTAATAAGGGTGGGGGAGCTTCGGCTCCCCCTAACTTGCCATGACATCAACGATTGCAAACTCATCTATTGATATTTGTGCACGGGCTTTGATCTTAATAGGAGCAGAGCCTATTACTTCATTTGAAGACGGAACAACTGAAGCGCTTGTTGCCGTAAACATGTATGAGGATATCGCTCGTTCTAATCTTTGTCATACACGCTGGCGCTTCTCCACAGAACAACGTGTTCTGAACAAACTGTCTGACGTTCCTACTGGACGTTATGACTATGCCTATCAGTTACCAAATGACTTGCTTATGCTTCATGCGGTTACGACATCTGACATGCCTATTGAGTATCAGGTATATGGCAACAAAGTATTTACTGATCTGAACACAATCACCCCTGTTGTTGCAGACTACACATATCGGGCCGATGAAGTAGATTGGCCTTCGTATTTTACAATTGCTGTTGAATATGCAATGGCGGCTGTCTTTGCAGGAAGCATTGCTCGTGACCCTAATCTTATACAGATGATGGAACAGAAGTATGAGATTGCTATGCGCCGCGCTAAGACACTAGATAGCCAGCAACAAACAACACGCAAGCTTGTTACATCGAGGTTTATTACCGAAAGGCGGAGTTAATGCAGAAGGTTAAAATCCCTGTAAACAGCTTCGAGTTTGGTGAGCTTAGCCCTGCTTTTACGTCTAGGGTTGATACTGACTTGTATAAAGCCGCCGCTAAGAAGGTAACTAACTTTCTTATCTTGGGTGAGGGCGGCATTAAAAAACGCGCTGGTACTAGCAAGATATATAAGTTTGGTCACACTGTTGGGGCTAACCGCATTGAGGTTCGTATCGAGCCATTTGTATTCTCTGATGACGAACAATATATATTTGCTTTCTCTAATGAAAAATTAGAAATATTTTTTATTGACCCTATTACTAAAGCTGTATCTCTTATCCAAACAATTACGCAGGATGTAGATTCAGCCACACTACCTTGGACGACTGCTTATCTTGAGCAATTTACTTACGCAACTCAGGCTGACTTTACCTTTGTTTGTCACCCTAACTTTATGCCTCGCACGATTGTTCGTACTGGACTGACAACATTTGAAGTTAGCACTTATGAGTTTGACACATCTGCTGACGGAACAAAGCTTCAACAGCCTTATCACGACTTTCATGTGCAAGGCACGACAATTACTCCTTCAGCAATTAGTGGTACTGGTGTTACATTAACTACATCGGCAAATTATTTTACTGCTAATCACGTTGGTACATTTGTTTTAATACATGAGGCTCATTGTGAAATCACAGCTTATACAAGTCCTACGCAAGTTACGGCAAATGTTTACGGAGTTATCAGACAGCAACTTGGGTTTGATGCTTTACAAACGGTTGCAGGAAGTTCCAGAGTTATCACTACGCATCCTCATCACGGCTTATCAAGTGGTGCTAGTATTACTATTGATCGTGCCGATGGTGTTGGTGGACTTAGTGCAAACCAAATTAACGGCACTAGAACGATTGCAGAGATTATTGACGAAAATACATACGAGTTTACTGCTGGCAGTACAGCAAGCCAAACAGAAATTGGCGGAGGTGCGCCCCGTGTTGCGTCAACTGCGTCGACGTTGGAATGGTTTGAACAAAGCTTTTCGGAAGTTCGTGGGTATCCGTCGGCGGTAACATTTCACGAAAACCGCTTGTGGTTTGGTGGTACTCCTGCACAGCCTGATTATCTTTGGGCATCTGCATCTGGTGAGTACTTTAACTTTGACGTTGGTTCTGGTGCAGACAATGACAGCATCGAGCTAAGCGGTGGCTTTGGTGCGTTTAGCCAAGTGCGGCATCTGGTATCTAATCGTGACTTGCAAGTGTTTGCGAACACCTCAGAGTCATTTGTCCCTGCTTTGACCGAGCGTCCTATTACCCCGTCTAACGCACAGGTAAAGCGCCAAACCCCATATGGGTGTGGCTATATGCGCCCACAGCCGTTCGATGGTGCTACTGTTTACCTGCAAGCAAACGGAAAAATGGTTGGTGCATATTTGTATAACGATGCCGAGCTTGCTTACAATACTAGCAACATTGCCGTTACTGCATCTCACTTGGTTAAGAATCCTATTCAGTCTGCTGTAGTACAGGGTGGCTTTAATCGGCCAGAATCCTATATCTTTTTTATTAATCCAGACGGAACAACTAGCACATTCTATTCGTTGCGTACTGAGCGAAAGGCTGGCTGGTCTGAATGGACTACAGATGGCAAGTTTCATAGCGTAGCTGTCATCGACCAACGATTATTTTTTGTTACCATAAGAGATGATGGAAGTGGTACAGATGCTTTCTTTTTAGAGGAAGTGCTTGTTGAAATGCCAATGGACTTCTGTGGTGACTACACTGGTGTTGCTGGTGTGTTCGATGTGTCTGCTGACTTTGCTGATGGCGCTGTTGTTAAGGTTGTTAGCGGTACAGACTATCTTGGTGAGTACACTGTGTCTGGCGGAGAGATCGATGTATCTGCCGTTAAAGAAGTCACACAGGCTTATATAGGCTATCAGTTTGATCTGGAGCTTACTACCCTACCAATAGACGGACAGCTTCCCAGTGGCTTTATGACGGGCGACCCAAGGCATATATCAATGGTTACTCTTGACCTAGTTGATGCTTTGTCTGTATCAGTGAATAATAAAGATATGGTTATTCGTTCAGTAAACGATGACTTCTCTCTTGCACGGGAGAAGTTTAATGGGCGTAAAGAGTTTAGGTTGCTTGGGTATAGCAGGGATGCAACGGTTACAATCTCTCAGTCTGTGCCGTTTGACTTGCAGATTAATGGGATGTCTATAGAGGTAATAGTGTAATGGCTGACACACGTTGGGATTTAATTGGACTTGCTGGACTTGGTGCTTTAGGTGGTATTGCTCAATCTCGTGCAAATGCGGCGGCGGCTGGTGCAATACAAAGAACTGGCATTATTTCATCTGTTGAAACTGCTCGGCAAGCTAAGCGTGTTGAAGGATTAATACCAGCTATTCGGCTTCAAGCAGAGCAACAACATAACCAAATTATTTCTGAGTATCGCGATTGGGCGGCAGTAGCTGACTCGGTTGCATCTTATATGGGAAGAGATGATAGAAGTGTTGATGCAATCAGAAAGCGTATTCAATCTGATACCTCAGAAACATTGAGCAGAGCAAGAACGCAAGCATTGTCTGAGGAGGCTAAAGTTGCCCGTGAAGCTGCAAGCCTTACGGCAAATGCAATTAACCAGCGTATGTCTGCTGATGCTCAAGCTAACATTCAGATGAAACAAGGCCGTGCCTCTACTTTGGCTACTGGCTTATCTTTATTTGCAAGCATGATATAGGCAAGCTATGGCAGAAATCAGATCACCTCAAAAACAATCTTTTATCAATCGTCCGATTGGAGTTGCAAGAGCTGATACAGGTGCGGCTCAAGCCGCCCAAGATATTGCTAGAAGCGCAAGTGCTTATGCGAATACTATTTCGAATACAGTCAATGCGGCGTTTCGTGCGGGCACTCAGTTACAACAAACATATGAGCAAGAGAAGTATGTAAACTGGGCTAAGACAACTACTATTCTTGATGAAAACGGGCAACCAAAAGTCATAAGTATGCCTAGCGCATTAAGCACAAGAACTCGTAGCCAAGTAAATGACATTCTTGTTTCTCGTTACACTGAAGCTAACAAGCTTCAAACAGCAGAGTTATTTACTACTTTAAGATCAAAATATGGAAACGATGTTGACGGCTTTATCTCAGAGGCGTCCAACACTATTAATGAACGAGCCAAGATAATTAAAGACTCTGGTGGTTTGGATTATAGCCAGTCTTATCTTGCAGACTCAACAACTATGCTTGCTAAGCACAAGCTGGATATAATAACTAAAAACGCCCAAATAGCTGATGCAAAAGCTACTGGCGATTTTATGACAAATGTTCAGGCTCAAGTATCAGAGGTTGCTGAGCGTATAGCTAATGCTGGTGGTGATATAGATTTTGGAATTCAAGATTTTTCTAACATAATGGAAATGCTTGATAGTACTAAGCCATATGATATGGGCATGACACCAACAGGTGTAGTCGATTTCAAAAACAAATTAACTCGGCAGTTTGTTATGTCATCTTTGATGACTCAGCTATCTGACAAAACATCTGCTGAAATTATAGAAGTAGAAAAGTTTCTTGCTGATGGAATCATAACTGATACTGTTAGAGGTGTTGTTGGAAACATTGATACTCTTTCTGATTACTTAGTAACAGAAGCAGACAAAGATTATATTCTTGCTCAAGTATCAAAGTTTCAAAATATTGTATCTACAAGAGAAACCAACCAAGCATCTTTAGCTGGCAATATAAATAGTGTAGATAAAAAGGCACAAAAGGCTTCTAGCATTCGGCTAACTACATTTGGTGATGCTGGGATTAATAATGAACAAGAGTTTATTGCGGCATTGATGGATAAAAATGTTGCTCCTGAACTTATTAATTTTATGCAAAACTCTCCTGCCGCACCGCATTACTTGGTTAATGCTATCGAAGCAATCAAGGACAACAACAGCGTATATAATGATGAGGCTATCAGAGTTTTAAATGAAGCCGCTTATTCTATGCTGTTTACAGAAGATGGAAGGTTAATCAGAAATGGTCGCGGTATGAGCGACGAGTCTGTTTCTTTTGTAAAATTGCTTCAAGCAAACTTTAATCGCTTTGGTAGGGATGTCAGTGTTGGTGATCTTGTTGTTCAAGCTAGCGGAAAAAGAAATAATGAACCTGCGTATAGGCAGTTTGTTGCGGCTAAACTTGGCGTTGAAGACTCAACTAAAGGAAATCCTAATGACTGGATTACAAAATACTTAATAGATAACACAGATTACAACGCTAAGTTTATTTCTCGGTTTGCTCCTGTTTTTGGTACTCATTTAGTTAATAGCAGTCTTGGTGATGCTGAAGACTTTATGGATACTTTTTATGAAAGCTTTAACCATAAATATAAACATTCATATACTCCAGAAGGCGGCGCAGAAAAACAACCATACACTCCAGAGTATTACTATGGAGCTGACACAAGTCCGACTGGCGGCGCTTTAAAGTTATTAAACTTTGAAAGTCATATGCAGAGAAAACTAAACCAATTACAAACTCCATTAGACCTTGGAGATGATGTTCTTCTTGTATCTGACCCAAGAAATAATGATGGTTTTGGTACGTTTTGGGCTGTTGATAGACAGGGAAATAGAATACAGGATGGCCTTGGTAACGATATTAAATTCACTACCAAAGGATTTGATGCTGAAACTAATATTGAGCAAAGAAAACGACTCGAAGCTGAAGCGGCTCGACAAGCAGAAGCAGAATCTTTAGCTAGGGCGCAACGACTTGAAGCTATGAAAAATGAAGATACGTCTGCATATTATCCATAATAAGGAGAAATTTTATGGATTATAAAAAACCGCTAGCTACTGATAGCGGAAACTTTTTTAAGAGCGACTACAATACAAATGTTGTAGGCGATATGACTGATCGTGGCTTTTGGGAAAATTTAAGCAATGCTTATGCTTGGCAATATTCTCCTTTAGTTAGAAAAACAGAAGAGGTTTTAACATTTAATGATGTAGAACCTGACGCTAACTATAATGTATGGGACGACATGAAAGGCTTTGAGTCTTTTAAACATGAATTAGTTAGAGCAAAAAATAAAGATCATGCTGACTTTATTAAACAGTCTATTCGTAAAAGCGAAAAGATTAGAGCTGATCTTGCTAATACCTCTTGGTATTATCCATCTCAATTATTAGCTGGCGTTATTGACCCTCTTAATATTGCCTTTGCTTTACCTATTGTTGGTCAGCTTGGTATGCTTGCAAAGGGTACGATGACTGCTCGTCAAGCGTTTACTGCTGGTGCAAAGGGTGGTCTTGCGGCTGGTATTCTTGGTGAATCTATGAGAGCGCCATTTGACCCTATTGCAACAAAACAAGAAACTCTTGCAGTGCTTACCGCATCGACCATACTTGGTGGTGCTATTAGTTCTGTTCCAGCCGTGTATAGAAACTACAAGCCAGCCGCAGAAGACGCTGTAAAGAAAATGAAAGAAACGTTTACCGACAAAGGTGAGTGGGTAAACAATATGTATGACGATATTAATATTCGGTTCAGAGAAAAGAAAACTCCAGAAGCGCGTGTTACTGAAGATGGAGAAGTTCCAGTTTCTACTTTTGTAGATCAAGAGACACCTATTGGCCCAGCCGTAACAGTAAATAAAAAAGAAAAGACTTTTGAGGTTGATGAAGATGTTGTTCAGATGGGTTATGACGGAAAGCTTTGGTCATCTCCAACAGTACCAGAGCATATTCGTTTAAAGCCAGAAGAATTCCAAAGCAAGGGAGAGTATCAAGACTTCCTTATCCATCTTGAAAAAGTAAAAATGGAAATCAAGCGTGAGAAGGGGCAGTCAAAAGAAAGCTACGATACTGTAGTTTATAATGAAGCTCTTGAAAGAACGCATGTAGGATACGGCAAAAAGAAAACAGCGTTTGCTGATAGCGTTTGGTTTAAAATGATTTCTACTCCAGCTAAACGCATTCTTTTAAATGACAAAGTAAGTGATCGCGTAAAGCGTTACTATGAATTAATCAATGGTAATGCAGCTATGGCTATTGAGCGCAATATTATTGGTCGTGGTATTCAGTCTATTATACAACGCCAGCCCGTACATTTTATGCATGGCGAGTCATTTAAACGCCAGATGGAAAAGGTTTATGCAAAAGAAATTGAGTCTGGTGTGTGGGGTGGCCTTGGCTTAAATCTTAATAAGCTTCAATCAAAAGTTAATAACCATCTCTCTTTTGACGAGTGGTTTAAAATACGCGCAAGTGAGTACATTCGTATGAGTGAGCGGTGGGATAGAGTAGACCGCTATGATGGATTTAGCGATACTCAGAAAGAAGCCTTTGAGTTGTTTAGAAAGTTCTTTGAGCGCTACGATGAAGAAGGCGCATCTCTTAACTTATGGAAAACAGAAAAGACTATAGACCAAGAGCTGTCTCGAATTAACAAAGAGATTGATCGTAAGAATAAAATAATTAAAGACCTTGAAGCACAAGGGACTGATGGCAAAGCAAAGGTTGGTTTAACCGATAAGCAGAAACGATTGCTTGATAGCCTTAAAAATCAGATTATTCGTCATACAGAAGATGTAAATTATTATACAGCTATGAAGGCAAACGGCCTTGATAGAAAGCGGTTTTACTTTCCGATCTATTATGACAAAGCAATGTTGCAAGATGCCGCCCAGCGTGAGCGCTTTACTAACATTATTGAGGAACATGTCCGTCAAAATCCAAAAGAATTTGTTTGGAGCCAAAAAGAAGGCAAGATGGTCGAGCGTGACCCTAATGTTACAGACCGCGAAATTGCAGAAGGCATCGTTAGAAGCATCCTTGAAGAGTCGGATGTTGAGCGTCTGGCTGTTAGTGGGATTGGTTCCAAGCATACTCGAATGAGAACGCTTGATATTCCTGAATGGAAAGTAAAAGACTTTATTCTTACTGACGTTGGTATTGTTGATGCTTACACCCGTAAAATGGGCAATAAAATTGAATGGACACGCAAGTTTGGTAAGCGAAACATAGATGATATCTTAGATGAGATTGAAGAAATATCTCTTACTGAAGGCAAGCTAAGTGAAAAAGATATTGCCAAGCTGAAACGTGATTTTGTAGCTGACTATGAATACTCAATGGGTATTCATATGCGCTCACCTGATCGATGGGATGCTCAGTTTGTTAAAGCTGTTAAAGAAGTAGCTGGTATGACTTACTTGCACAAAGCTGGCTTTGCTTCTGTGACTGACCTTGGCTCTATTATATTTGAACACGGGCTTCCTGATCTTGCTAGGGCAATAAGAACTGGTGACGCAAGAACGGCGGCTGGTATGGCAAAGGCTGAAGTACAGCAAATTATCAAAGGCACAGATTATATGCTATCTATGGCAAGAGATAGGATGTTTGCTGATAGTGTGGCTCGATTGCAACCAAATGCTGTCGAGCGTGTTCTCAATCCTATTACAAATGTTTTCTATAATATTCCTATTATTGGTAACAATCTTGGTGTTGTAACTAGATATGGCAAAATTGTTGATGGTGTATTGCGTCAATCAAAATTAGCTAAGATGGCTCAAGATATTGCCGCCAATAAAAAGGGAGCTGATATTGAGTATTGGGCTAGATACGGTCTTGATTATGACGATGCTGTGCGTATTGCTTCTTACGCAGAAAAGTTTGTAGTAGAAGATGGCTTTGTATTTGCTAATCGTATGGAGTGGCCCTCAGCAACACCAGCAGAAAAAGAATTATTGTTGAAGTGGGACACAGCTTTAAACAGTGGCACTGGAAATACAATTATGATGGCAACGGCTAAAGATAAGCCGATTATTAGTCGTGGTGTAGTGTACATGCCTTGGCATCCTTGGATGAAAGATGTCCCGTTCTTTAGCCGATTAGAGCCAGACCCACAAGTAAGTACTGCAAACTTTAAGTATGCTCGTATTGAAAGCGGTGCATTAACATTTCCGTTCCAGTTTATGGACTTTACGCTTGCCGCAACCACTCGGATTACAAGTCAAATGTTTGACAATGCTCGCAAGAATAGACTGATTGGTGCGGCGGCTTTGATGTCTATGGGTTACCTTGCTCTTGATTTAAAGAAACCAGACTGGTGGTTTGAAAGCAAAGAGAAGGGTGAGCTTGTTACCCGTGTATTTGACCACTCAGGTCTTGGTGGTATTTACATGGACTTAGGTTATATGGCTCTTCATATGACTATGGGTATGGGTGGGGTAGATCAAGATAACGATTGGCTTCGTGGCAAGTATAAACCTTCTGCAACCGACGCTTTTATGGAACCATTTGGTGCAGGGCCTGGCTTGTTAGTTGACTGGGCAACAACTGTATCCGATCTTCTTAGCAATAACCCCTCAGAAAAAGCAGATAGGTTAAAGTATTTATTGCCATTTAACCATTTGACTTCTATGGCATATGATTTCTTTACCAAAGATTAATTGATGAAACAGACAGATTGGTTTATAAATAGTTTAAAGGTGGCAAGATGACTATTTTAATTGGCGATAACTCCCCACGGGTATCTTATAGCGTAGCTGAAGGCGTTACTCAGACTAGCTTTACAGTGCCCTTTGAGTTTTTTGATGACGCAGACTTGAATGTATATGTGGATGATGTGCTTAAAACACTCACCACAGACTACACTGTAAGCGGTGGTGACGGTTCTACTGGCACTGTAACCATTAGCGTAACTGGTGCAAGCGGTGGCAGTACTGTAGTTATCACTCGGGACATTGCCCTTGAGCGCACGACTGACTTTCCCCCTACTGGACCGTTCCAAGTAGCTTCGCTTAACCGCGAATTAGATAGAATGGTTGCTATTGCGGCTGATCTGGAAGATTCAACCAATCGCGGCTTGCGTCTGTCTGACTCAGATACAACCTCCACACTGGTTCTTGCCCCTAAGAATACTCGGAAGGGTACTGTTCTTGCGTTTAATGCAACTACGGGTGACGTTGAAGTTGGCCCAACGATTGCAGATGTCCAGAGTATTGCCGATGTTACAGCAGATATAGCTACTCTTGCAGACATCGAGGATGGCACAAGCGCAACTGACGCAATCCAAACCGTTGCATCTATCTCATCTAATGTAACGACTGTAGCTGGCGTATCTAGCGATGTAACAACTGTGGCTGGTCAAACGACCAACATGCAAAACATCACTGATAACCTTGTAGCAGTACAAAATGCCGCAACAAACGCCACCAATGCGGCATCTAGCGCTAGTGCGGCGGCTACTTCAGAGGCAAATGCCGCTACCTCAGAAGCCAATGCAAGCACCTCAGAGACGAATGCGGCTAGTTCTGCTACCTCTGCCGCCTCAAGTGCTTCGACCGCCTCTACAGCCGCTACAAACGCCTCTAACAGCGCTTCTGATGCGGCTACCTCGGAAACAAATGCGGCTACTTCTGCTAGTAATGCGGCTACTAGCGAAAGCAATGCGGCTAGCAGTGCATCTGCGGCGGCATCGAGCGCATCTGCCGCATCGACAAGTGCAAGTGCAGCATCCACTAGCGCTTCTAATGCCGCTACTTCAGAGACTAATGCGGCTAGCAGTGCATCGGCGGCTTCTGCTTCTCAGATTGCGGCCGCCGCTTCTGCGGCTTCTGCGGCCAATTCTTATGACACCTTCGATGACCGCTATCTTGGAAGCAAAACAGCAGACCCAACAGTAGATAATGATGGAGATGCTCTGGTTGCTGGCGCTCTATACTTTAATAGCACAGAAAATGAAATGCGTGTTTATGATGGTGGCAACTGGATTGCCGCTTCATCTGCTGGTGGCGCATCTCTTACAAACTATAACTATACAGCAACTGCTGGGCAGACCACATTCTCTGGCGCAGACGATAACTCGAATTCATTATCTTATACATTAGCTAACTTAATCGTTACGCTGAATGGTATTGTTCTTGAAGATGGGACTGACTACACAGCTAGCGATGGCACTAGCATTGTATTGGCAGTTGGCGCATCTGCGAATGATGAATTAAATGTAGTTGCATTTAAATCCTTTACGACTGCCGATATGGTGTCGGCTACTAACGGCGGTACATTTGGAAATGATATTACAATTAATGGCGACCTGACGGTTACCCAAGAAGTTACCGCCAATAATGTAATCACTACTTCAATTAACGGCGGTCAAATCGGCGGTCGGCGTAATATGCTTTATAATGGTCAGATGCAGGTGGTTCAGCGCGGAACATCATTTACTGGTGTAACCGCATCTCAATACACATTGGATAGGTGGCAGTGGGTTAGCGCAAACGCTGAAACAGTAACAATCGAACAAACGAGTGACCACCCTTCTGGCGTTGGGCAAAGTATAAAAGTAACAGTGACAACAGCAGACGCTTCCTCTGCTGGTTACACAGCCTTTGACCAAAGATTAGAGGGTGCTGATGTACAGCATTTGAGATATGGTTCAGCCAACGCAAAAAGCGTGACGCTTTCATTTTGGGTTAAAACGTCTGTAACTGGTGATTATGCGGTTAACTTATACACGATAGCCGCTCCTGCACAAATTATAGGCTCGGCAATAACTGTTAATTCGGCAAACACTTGGGAATACAAAACAGTAACTTTTGTTGGTGACACTGCTACTGTCATACCTAACATTGTCAATGAAGGTCTACGGCTAACTATAGGTTTAGCGGCTAGCGCAACATATAATGCCACAGATAATACATCGTGGGGTGCTATGTCGTCTGGTAAATTTTTGTA